CATCTGCCAAGTCGGCAGAATTAAGAAAATCCTCCGGAAAGCGGTTGACCCCGTTGATTGTGTAATCATCCAAGCTCGGAAAATAACCATATACGTTGCGTCTGCTGTATGACCCCAAAGTATGCGCATAAAAATACTCGTACAAAGCTCTCAATAGCTGGTGCAACCTCTGGCAAGTCCACGCCTTATGCTGGCTCTGGTCCTGCAAGTCAACAGTGTCTGTCCGCCTCAGCGTCTGCCTCAACGTGCCATTGGGTGATGCAACCATGTATGTCGGATATGTATTGCCCTCCAGCGGTGCAGTGGGATACATGCAATATATGCGCTCCTGCATCGCCAGATGCAAGCACAGATAATACCGCTTGTCAGTAGGATCGATATTGTCCCAATCCAGACTGTCCCAACCCGTCAACTCCATGTGGCTTGCTCCCCCATGTAGATATTTGCAGTCTTAAAAATTTGCACATACTCGCCTGTTGCCTCGTCATACTCGCCAAGCGCAATATTGCCCTCCATGCCGTCACATGGCAGATACAATCCAGCCTTGGGATATCTTGCCCCGGCATATCCTGATATGCAGCCCTGCAACTCCCAGCGTGGCCAATACCCCTGTATGGTGTATGTGGCAGTAGCCTTGCCCTTGGGTACAGCCTGACCAGCACCCAACGGCTGATACCCTGTACGGTATATCATGTATGCGTGCTGTATCTCCCAGTACTGGTCATAGTCGTCATTAGGGCAGTACCCCACATACTTGTATTGATCGACCATCACAAATCCCTTGCCAATTACATAATATGCAAAAAACCCCTGGTTGCCCTCTATGGTCTTATATACGGGATTATCCAGGTACACATCACCAGTTACGCGCAATGTAGATATTACGTTGTCACCGTCCTTGATTTTAAAAACCGGATACAGTTGCTTGGTGACAATTGACCAGTAGCCGGTGCCGTCCCGCTTGTCTATCACAAAGGCATAATACCCCCCTGTCCAGTCTACAAAAACACTGCTCGGACACCACCCGCCAGACCCGCTGCCAGTGCCGCCGACCCTGCCACCGACATACATTTTGAGTTGCGTCTCCACAAACTGCATTATGCGTCCCCCTCATCCTCCACAAAACCGCCCGTAATCACCCTGCCGCTCTGGCGATATACGATTATGCGCTTGCCTAGAGTAATTGTCGATCCGTAAGCCGACTCAGGCAGATATACATAGGCATTGCCTGTCTGCGGCTGGTCATAGCCATTGTCATACAGATACACCCTGTACAATCCATACCCGTCAATGTTGTCGGATAGGATTGCAGGCACTGGCCCATCGCCCACCTCCGGAGTAATGCTTACAAGCGCATAGCTTGCATTGTTTTCCGGCTTTGTCAGCAATTTCATTTGCGTTTTTGCATATGACAAATTGCCCTGCCATCTGCCAAAGTACGGTGCCACATAATGATATGCGCTCTCCCAAGCAAAGATCGGCTGACAGTGGCAATGCACAATGGTGGTGCCATCAATCATTGCCCTGCCCACGCACCCCGGAGCTATTGGCTCCTGCGCAATGGCATAAGTACGGTAGTCCGTGTAATCATCAGACGGATAGACAGCACAAAATACGGGATCGCGGTATGTGTTTTGGCGCAAAATTGGATCAACAGCCAAGCCGTCCAACTCCACAATGCCGTAAATCGGTATGGCGTCATCCGTAGTATTGCTAATCAGTATATATTGATTGCTGTTATTGTTTCTGTCGCCTGCGCCAATACGGTTGGATCGATTATTAACCGCATCCGCAATCTGATTCCAGTCATTCGCCCCGATTGAAAATCTTTGTCCTGGTACAACTTTTTTCATATTTTCAACCCAAGTTTTTTGAAATCATCGTAATAATAAACCTGCTCGACATAAGCCCACTTCGGCGTCGGAACGATTGCCATTCCAGATACAACATTCGCGTATCGAACCCAGAGGTAATCCCATCCCCTTTTTGTTGGCACGGTAATGCTTCCGAACTTCAAATCAGTCTTGTTTTCCTCAACCGCAAAATGAAAAGTGAGTTGCCAAAACGAATCAGACGTGTCGCCATCCCTCGCGCCGTCCACGCCCATGAAAAGGACTTCCCCGGCCTGGTATCCGTAAAATTCCTTTGAGTTGACTTTATTGCACATGAAAGCCAGGGTGCGCTTGTAATCCGTGGTAATTTTCCGATCCTGAAAATAGTCGGTGATTGAGAATGTTGTCCGCGGCGTGTAAATGTCGACTCCCTGCGCTTCCATGCCATCCCATCCGATCATTCCGTTGAAATTCGGTGGCGTTGTTCCATGCGATGAAACAGTGGCAATGCTTCGGGTTATATGCTGCGTTTCCCCGCGCGTTGAGAATGAAAATTTCGGATCCGGCTCGACCGTGTCGGTGCTTCCTGCAATCGTCCTGATCCGGTACTGCACATCAACCACATACACGTCGCTGGCGTCGCGTCTTTTTATGCTGATCGTTCTGCGTTGCAATCCTAGATAGGTAGAGGGTGAAGTCGCCCGAACTTGTGCGATAGCTTCGCTTTCCAGTGTTGTGCCTGTCACCTGATAGGTTTTGCTTGCCCGTACCAACTTGTTTGCAGCGCCTCCGATATTGGAAAGCATTTGCTCATTAGTTTCAAGACTTTCCTCGTCAAACAATTGTGTTGCGACAATCGCCATTTTTGACCCCCTATCAGAATGTTAAACCCGGCTTTTCCAGAAGCGCCTGCAACGTCCGGTTTGTTTCGTTGGTTTGGTTTACCAGGCTTTGAACCGCCTGCGCCGTTGTCCGTGCGTAATTGGCTGCCTGTGCCTGTTGCGCGATTGCGGCGGTAGAAAACCCGCCAGCAATTTTTGAAGCGCTTGCGGTCTGCGTTTCGCTGGTCACGTCGGCAAATCGCTCTTTCAGGTCGTAAATTCTCTCGATAATCGCATCCCAAAACGACTGGATGTTTTTCAGCCGTTCTTCCTCTGCATCGGTGATTTCAACCCCGCCCATACTGCCCTCGCTGGTGGCTTCACCAACTGCCCTGTCGTATGATTCCCTGTAGCTGTCAGCCCTCATTTGCAAACCCGAAAGCATTTTTTCAATCGTTGCCTTGTAAACATCCTTTCCCTCTTTCTTTGCCGATTCAAGGATGTAGTCTTGCTTGCTGGTTTCAATGGCAAACTGTGCTTGAATTTTCCGCTGCTGTTCAGCCTTGTCAAAATTGAAAATCTTGCCCTTGTTGGCGGCATTGATCGCATCCTGTATCCTCTGGTCAAAGACGGTTGCGGCTTCTGACATTTTCGCTTCCAGGTCAGCAATCGCCTTTTCCCTGTTTTCGCCAGTTTTAGCCCGTTCATTTTTCAAACGCGCATCCAGTAATTCAAGGTATTCCGTTTTCAGTTCTGAAATGCGGTCTATTTCCTTTTGCAGGTTGCTTGTGGTAGAAGATTTCAATTCCTTTTCAATTTCGGCAATCCGGGTATTTGTCGTTTCAGAACCAGCAGCAGCGGCCTCTGCGCCCTGCGTTTGCATTCCCGCGCGTTCTTTTGACAGGTTGTTTATTTGATCCTGCAAAGTTTTCATGCGTTCAATAGATTCTTCCGTCGCCTTAATCGTCGCTTCATCGTTTTTTGGCAAGGACGCAAGGTGAGCAAAAACCTTTTGGGTTTCTGCCAGTTCCCTTTGCTTTTCCCGAATCGTCATTGTCAGGTTTTCAAGCTTCAAACGGCGTGAAACGGATTCCGCGGCCTGTTTTGCCGCCTCTGAAAGCTGTTCCAGCTTGCCAGTGGTGGCATCGATTCCGGGAAGATCGGTAAAGCCGCGTTCAGACAACCGATTCAAGGCTTCTTGTACCTCCTGCGTGTTCGAGATTGCCCCGGTCATGCTTTCGGCGGCGGCCTTTCGGATCATCGCCAAATCCTGCGCGTCCTGTGCAATGGCATTCATGCGCCCGGACTGGCGGCTCTCGTTGTTACGTGCAACCCGGTTAGGATTCTCCATTATCTGATCTACCTTGCCCTGCGTCTGCCGGTTTTGGTATTTGTCAACCTGTTTGAGAATCGCGACAACCCCGGCGGCAACGGCGACATATGCGCCCATCGTCGCAATCATTCCGAGCATTGCCTTGTTCGCGGCAATGGCTGATGCTGTACTGGCTTTCATTGCCGTTGATTTTGCCAGTTCAGCCTGCGCCACCTGGTAATCGGTATTGGCGGCGGCAAGGTTGGCCTGCGCCTGTGATAAGGACGCCCCTGCGGATTCCACCTGAATCCCAGTTAAGGCGGCCAGTTCCTTTTTTCGCATTGCGGATGCGACTGCGGCTTGTGCCTGTGATATGGCAACCCGCTTTTCAACCACCAGAGATGCCAGTTGTGCCGTGGTCATTTTTGCCAGCGATGCAGTATAAGCATTTTTGGCGGTAATGGCAACCATGTCAGCGGTGGCATTGTCGCGCGTCGCCATTGCGTCGGCAAGTTCGGCATTTGCGGCGGTCAGAGTTGCCTGTGCGCCTGCCCGGTCGCTGGCTGTTTTTGCGTTGTTCAGTGCCGTTTGTGCGGCGGTAACTTGTGCCTGTGCCAGTTGCGCCTTTGTACTCGCCACAGACGCCGCCGCCTTTGCCTGTTCGACGGTAACAGCAGCTTTTCCAGAAGCAATAAATGTTACGTTTGCGGCTGATTGCGCCTTTGCCGCCTGCGCCGCTTTCATAAATGGACTGGCAACGGATTTCAGCGTGTCGCGTAAAACCCCAAAACCGGCGCCGGTTGCTTTGATCGTCAACCCGGTTGCCAGCAATACCGCACCAACAGCAGACGCAGTCGCAACCAGCTTTGTAAGTTCGGTTACAAGCCCCGCGTTTTTCTCGATCCATTCCGACATTTCGGTAATGTTTCGAGAAATCCATTCCACAAACGGAATCAGAGAATTATTAATGGCAGAGGCAAAGGCATTTTCAGCCCCCTCAACGGCAGACATAAGCCGGTAAAATGAGCCTTGCAACCCTGCATCCATAGATTTTGCAACTTTATCGGCATAGCCGGATGCTTTGTCAAGGGCGGCGTTCAGTTCGTCAATCGCGTCTGTATTAATTGAAAGCGTTCCACCACCAAGGCTGCCCCTTGCGTCAAAGATTTCTTCTGCAAAAGAGATCCGCGCCGCGCTTCCCATCGTGGACATTGCCCGCGCGACTTCGCCTAATATTTTCCGCATATCCAGAAGATTCCCGTTTGCATCAACGGTCTTGATGCCATAATCTTTCAGGAATGCCTGTACTTTCGGATCGGCCATGCGCTTATAACTTTTCCCAAGCGCAGTTCCGGCAAGGCTACCCCGGATTCCCATATTTGCCAATATGCCAAGATTAGCGGCAGTTTCCTTTATATCCGCACCTGCCCGCGCTGCAAACGGCCCTGCCATTTTGAACGCTTCCCCCAGGTCTTCAAGCGTCTGCGCGCTCTTGTTTGCAGTCATGGAAAGAATATCCACGACATAAGGCATTTCGCTGGCCTGCATCTGGAATACCCGCAACGCATTGGCGGCAATCTGCGCGGACTGTCCGAGGTTTTCCATCCCGGTTGATTTGTCAAGATTCAAAATGGCCTGAATGGATTTTTCAATCTCATCCGTAGAAAATCCCATTCTGCCAAGCGAAACCATGCCCTCTGCAACCTGCGTTGCTGTATAGCTTGTGGTGCGTCCAAGTTCTTTTGCCTGCTGTGTCAGTTTTTCAAAGGCATTGCCAGTAGCCCCGGACACGGCAGCAACAAGCCGCATTTTCTCGTCAAATTTTGCAAACCCGCGTATTGCGTGGGTAAATGGGATTGCCAATGCCGAGCCAAAACCCGCCAGGGGTGCGCCAATTCTGGCAAGGCTCGATCCAAAGGACTGCATCTTGCCCTCAATCGATTTCAGCGATTTGTCAAGACCGCTGCTGTCCGCGTTGATCTTGACATAGGCCATGCCTGCCTGAATGCCTCTGATGCTCATATTCAGTACCCCTTAATGCAGAATGCCAGCCAGCGGGATCCGCTGCCGGCTGGCATTTATTTCACCATCGCATTGACCAGTCCACGGAACAGGCCGAGCGCGTCTTTTTTGTTGATCGTTTCGGCATTTTTCCCGGCTGACCTGTAGGGATTTAATGCCGCTGGCTTTACCGGTTGCTTACCTTTTGGCCGGTTGATGTTCAGAAGCGTTGCCTGTAAGCTGGAAGTCTGATCCCACTCGGAACGCAATCGGGACATTGCCATTTTATCCAGTTCACGCAGCGTAAATCCAGACGGATCAACCCCCGTTATTCCGGCGAGGTCGTAGCAGGTGTCAATGATTCGCTCATAGCGGAAAGCAGACCTTTCTGAAATTCCGGGTCGTCCATCGTTTCGGTCGCCTTTTTGATCTCCGTTTCCTGGTGCGCCCGCGCCAGGCTGATGATTTTCCGCAGAAGAACCGCGCGGGCTTTTGGGAAAAAATCCGCAATTTCATCCATTAGGACGGTTGCGGCTTCTTCAATGGAATCCCCGGAGAGGTTTTCCATGAATTTTTCAGCATCTTCTTTCGTGTGGTTTTCCGGCAGGCAAAGCGTCGCCATAACCTCGCCAAGAAATACCGGATCGTTGGCAATCTGCTCAATCAGGGACGCCCCATCGCGCCCGGCAAGGTCGGTAAGCGTGATCCCGTTTACCGATTTGACCAGCCGCAAGGTCTTGACATTGACCGAAAAGCTCCAGCTTCGCCCGCTGGCATCCTTAAAAGACTTCATAAAGCACCTCTTTCTTTATCGCCTGTTATGCGTTGGTGATGGTCGGCAGGAATGCGCTTGTCGTGATGGTCGGACGCAGGGTGACGCTGTAGGAAACAACACCTTCAAGCGCCTGGTCGTTGGAGAAGTTGGTGACGATGCAATCGGACATGAAAAAATATCCGTCGCCAAGTTCAACCTTGACAGCAACCGCACCACGCGCCAGCCATTGCGTCCGCAGGGTCGTCTGGACAGTATCATCCGCATCGGCGTTCATGGTGAACTCGATAGACGGATCAATCTGCCCGGCCAGGTAGAATTTAAAAATACCGGACTGGCGGCTGCTGGCGTCCACTTCCGCGGATTCCAGATTGACCGTCACATCCTTGACGTTCTTTGCTTCGGTCGCCGGCGCACTTCCAGCCGGGCCGATGTACATTTTGGGTTCAAAACCGAGTTTGTATTTCATTGTTTCTTCTCCTTTTTTGGGCATTATGCCCGGTTAAGTTCTGCCTTGAAATTAGCAGTAATGGCGTTTAATGATCCATGCAAAGCAGGGGCCATGAATGGACGTTTGGCGTATTTAACCAGCTTCTTTGAGTCAGGGAAGATTGCCAGATCAAGAGCTTTTGCCCTATCGACTTGCTGACGTGTTTTCAGCTTCGCAAAAACGACATTGCCGGTGCGGTGGTCAACGGGACCTCCGCTTCCGATTTTGTAATTTCTGCGCTTTGTTTTCAATTTTTGAAACCCGCCAAACTCGTGATATTTGGCGATGTTGGAAAACAGATCAGCAGACGGGCCGACCAGCGCAAATTCTCCGTTTTCGTTCACCGCAAAGACAATCGCACGACGCAAAGCTCCGCGCCTGGTGTGCGGTGGTTTGCCGGGTTTCGATGGCTTTTCGCTCTGTTTGATTTTGCGCTTTGCGGCTTTCATCACATACGCGGCAGCACCGCCGAGCGACTTCACTACTGCGCGTTTGTATCTCCTGCGCGTTGCGACGGTGTTCACTTTGATTTTGGTATGGATTCCGGTCATTGTGCAATCGCTAAAATGTTGACTTTCAGAACGGCAACAAAAAGCCCGTTTTGGTTCAGTTGGTCGAGGTCGAAAATCGGACTGTGTTCAACTCCGGTGACAATGCCGCTGGTCACTCTCGACCTTTGTAGGCCACTTGCCAGCGTATCGATGGTTTGCAGCAGTTTCGGCAAATCCGTTTTGTCCGCTGGTGTCACGAAAAGGACATTGTAAGCCGCTTCGTAACGGTGCATTGTTTTCGTTTCATTTGATCGGTTAAAAGCCGATGGCATGACACGAACAGCAGGTTCAGAGTATTCGCCAAAATTTCCATTTGGCAGAAGATCAACAAACGCCTCCGGCAATCCATCCACTTCAAGATCGTTGATGGCTTCGGCAATGTCGCTGGCGTATGTTTCAAACTTTGAACTCATAATGCGGCTGTTTCCGTGGTATGGATTCGCATGAAACTGCGGCTGTGCCTGGAGTGCCATATCCAGCAAGGTTCGCTGTCCGGCGCGGTGACCTGGTAGCGTGCTCCGTTGTACTCGATTATGTCGCGCACTTTCGGAGTGATCGGCAAATCTTCCGTCTTGACGATGAAATCTCGCGAATGCTGAATCAGGGAATAACCATCTCTATCCATCGTTCGGAACATGGTTGTTCCGATTTTTGACTTGATCCCCTCCGCCATTGCTGCTCCATCGCGGAAATAGCTAATGGTGTCGGAAACCCGGTCAAACAATGATTTGAGTTGGTTTTCGCCTGCTTCAAACATGGTTATCCAGCCGCGACCTTTGTGCCGATGATGCGAATTTCATAATCCGTGCCCGTCGAAGCAACCGTGATTTGATCGTTGCTCGAATCGGTAATGTCCACCCCGTCCGGTTGGAACAGGAGCAGCGCACCACCAGCAGGAATGCTGATGGCCACGGTGGTTCCGAAGTAGCTGCCGGAAACGGTCAAGGCATTGGTTTCGCCGCGATTGTGGATTACCATAGCTTTTACACTGGCAAATCCCTCCGTAGCTCCGGATTGATCGGTTACGGCGGTAAGATCGACCGTTTCGCCGGTTCCGGTTCCCGGAATCTCGACAATCAGGTTTGCGTCCACGTCGCTAAACGCTTTGAGCAGGTTCAGGCTGTCTGAACTCTGCCGGACACCGTTTTCGATATTCAGCGTTCCAGAAGTGTTGAATTGTAAGCTGACATTCGATGGCATTTTTTTTGCCTCCTGTTTGAAAAGGTGGTCTGGCGATGCAGGTGAAAGAGGTTCTGCATAGGCGGTATGCAGGGAAATGTCCTGCATCGCCAGACCGGTTTGCTTAGGTTAATGCGCCGGCAGTTTTCAGCGCGGCCACGACTGCGGCCAGATCAGCTTTGGCTGCGTTCAGCGCAGTTTTGACGGTCCCGAAATCGGTCACTGCCTTGACAAATTCGGTGCGGACAGCGGTAATGTCAGCGATTGCAGCGGTAAGCTGAGTCCGGATTGACGCAACGTCAGCAATCAGCTTAGTAGTGTCTGCATCTCCCGGTGCGGCGGTCGCAGCATCAGGATTCACTGCGGTGATCGCGGCAGGATTCGCGGCGGTGAAAGCAGAGATAGCGGCCTGCGTCGCCTCTGGACTGGGCTGCGGGGCAATCGCCGTGAAAGCGCCGATGTTCGGAGCGTTCAGGAAGAAATAGACGTAGGGGTCGGTATTCGCTGCGGCAATGGCAGCTCGTCCCAAGTATTTGTTGGAAACAGCACCGGCCTGCGCCTTGTCCGTGTTCCAATAAACCAGCGCACCGGCGGCGATCGCGTTCGCGTCTTTCGCGCATTTGAAAATCCCGGTGACAGCCAGTGAACCCATTGCGTTTTGAGCAATCGGGAACTCTGCAACTCCGGCGTAGTTGTTGGCCAGGAAAACAATGTCCCCGGCTTTAACATCGGCACTGGTGGGCGTGTAATCAATCGCCGCACCCTTTTGTACGAAAACAGCTTCTGACATGGTTGTAATCTCCTATTTTTCAGGGTTAAGCAACATCAGCTTTGAGGCCACCAGCGGAATCAGCCTGGGCAACACCAAAGTCGAAATACGACCGGAACTGAATGCCCAGGGTGTTGAATTCGGCTTCGCTGGATTCAACAATCGGGGTCTGCCGGCCATCCAGGAAAACAACCTGCATGGTGGCCGCGTTCATCGGATCGTCCAGCAAGTAGTAATCCATCGCGCTGTTGCCGGTCATGCTGGCATCTTCCAGGTAAACCGAAGTCAGCGGTTTGTATTTTCCCGCGTTGGGATTGCCGGCAGGCGTGAGCGCTTTGCTGCTTCCAACACCGGTGGCAATCACCTGGCGGTCGTTGTACAGCTGTTCGGCCAGCGTAAGCAGGGTCGGCGGCACGAGCAGAATTTTCGGCATTGCGCCGATGTATTCGCCGGAGCTGTCTTTGCGGGCAAGGAACTTCTGGACAGCAGCGGCAAGCGCCTCAACACCAAGCGCGGTCGCGCTTGACCATACTTTGTCGCCGGTGAAGAAAGAAGCGTTGTCCAGGAATGCTGCCCAAAACTTCTTGTTGATGGTGACACCGGCTTTTCGTCCAAACTGGAACCCGCGCGTGGTGATCGCGCCCTGGTCATCATTGATGATGTCCTGACGGGTAATCGCGTACATCATGCCGTAGGTTTTCGCGGCATTGCTCCAGGTGTCCTCTGACAAACTTCCGTGTTTCAGTTCGCCGCCTTTGGGAACTTCGAGAAATTCGCCGTTGGCCTGCAGCCGGTAGCTGTTCATGGCCTTGAAGTCGCTGACGTTGGCAATTTCGGCAATCTGCCGCCAGGTCTGTTCGGCGTATTCAAACCCGCGCTTGACGTTTTTGTTGATGACATTGCCCAGAATGCCGGACAGGTTTACGTTGCTGAATCCAGCCATCAGGCCAGAAGCATAGCCGGTCACGCTGCGCCAGTTGGAAGCGCTGATGTAATCATCCGTGCAGCCATTGGCGCGCGCGGCTTTCAGAACAGCGTGTTTCAGGCTCATGCCATCGCGATATTCCTTGCGTGCGGCTTCGATGACCTGCGGGGAAAGACCCATCTGTTCAGGAGCGACACCGGCAGAAGCCTGCAAGCTGGCGGAGATGATCGCACCAACCGGCATTTCGTTCGCTTCTTTTTTCACGATGATTCCGGGTGCTTCGCGTTTTGCGCGGACAGCTTCGGCGGCGGCCTGTTCGGTCAGTTTCGTTTCAAGCGCCTTGATGCGGTTTTCGAGTTCGTTGTTTTCAGGTTTCACCGCTGCCTGAATCTGCGGGGCTTCGGATGCCTGAACTTGGGGGGATTCAGCGGCCTGAACGGAGGCAGCTTCCTTCTCCACGTTGGGGTTGTCTTTTTTGCTCATCTCTGATACTCCTTTGTTGTTGTTTGCTGCCAATGCGGCTGCTATGGCTAGGTTCGTGTCCGCGTCTGCACCCAAAACCACGACTGAAATCTCCCGCAGGGTGCATGATCGTATTACGGCAATCGGCCCGGTAAACTCCTGCCCGTTTACCTCTATTTTCTCTTTCTCTTTCACAACTTCATAGCCGCCGTGAATGTCGGCGCCGATGGATGCTTGCCAGTCCCATTTTTTAGCACCGTTCAGGATGTTTTTGCCGATAACAGAATCAGCGTCAACTTCGCCCGTGAAAGTCAGTTGCTTTCCGGTATTGACTACTTCCGTCATGCCCAATCGGTAGCCTGGGGAATACTCGTGGGAATAAATAAGCGGAACTTGCGCGGCTATTTTCAAACCCGCAAGGTCGATGACAATCGGATATGGCGAAAACCACTGTTTTAACGTTCCACCTGAATAGGCAATGCCTTTCACGCGGTTGCTTTTCGTTTCGGTGGTTTCGGCTGCAAGCTTAATCATGTCATTCATCGTCATCATCCTTTTCTTGATTGCTGTTGTTTGCCTGCCCTTGCGCCACTGCCGGCGGCAATCCCAATTCCTTTCTCATGTCGCGTTCGGCGGCTTCTTCAAGCATTCTCTGACGCAGAACCACGTGCCAGTCACGTCCCTCGGAAGCGCAAGCCTCCGCCAGTGTCAAGGTCTTGTTTGCCAGCCGGATTTGTTCGGCATTGGCTTCGCGCGTCGGGTCAACGTGCGCCCGTCCGTCCCAGTGCCATTCGTGCAAAGGGACTTCCATGTAAGGTTCGTATTCAGCAAGCCATTCGGGGAAAATCCGGTCAAGGCAAAGAATCGAAATGCGTTCGCGTTCAACTTTCAGGAATTTGTCGTAACTCTGAAAATCCAAGCGCCCGGATGCGTAGTTATACCCGGATGAATCACCAAGAGCGACATTTTTCGGCAGGCTCAAACAACGTGCTGATTCGACTTTTACCTGCAATGCAAAATCAAGCTGCGTGTCAGTCGGGTTCTGTAGGCTGTATTGGTTCAGCTTCCACCCGCGCGGCATTGCGGCAAAGGTGTCACGCGGCAAAGGAAACTCTTTCCATGGGGTCAGATCGTCGCCCTCTCCCTGTTCAACGTCGGTAGTTTCCAGCACACCGGAAATATTGGCGCTGGATTCCATTTTCTTGACCATTGCCAGCGTATATCTGCGGAGCAATGCAATCATCGGCAAAGCAGCGGTTATTTCAGGAACACCGCGATGTTGTTCAGGACGTTCCTGCCGGAAGAAGTGGATAACCTGTTCTGCCGGGAAGTAATGCGGCGTTCCGTTGTCAAACCCGACTGCTGGATGCTGGCGCAGGATGTTGTATTTTACCGGCCGGTTAAATTCATCAAAGAAAACCCCGTCTGCCTGGTTGTCGTCGTCGGTGTCAAGGATTTTCCACGGAGCCGCAACCCGTTCCGGGTCGATCAGCATTAAATCCAGCTTGACCTTGCCAGGCAGTTTGTTGTTCGTGACCAACAGGATGAATGATTCCCCATCCCGCGCCTGTGTCATTCTGGCAATTCGCAACTTGTCGGCCAGGCAAACCTGTCTGCACCACGCGTTAAAAGCACGTTCAAGTTCAGTGTTCTTTTTTTCATCGCCGTTGATGATTTGCAAACGCGGTCCTGTTCCGATCAAATCGGACGCCTGGGTTTGAATCATCCCCTGTAACCAGGGATTGTTCATGGTTTCGTATCTCGCGCGATTGCGGAGTTTTGCACGGACAGCCGGGGCCATTTCCTGATCGGCATTGTAGGCGGTAGCCATTGACCAGTGCGCCGCGTTTTCCGTATTCGTCTGCGCGGCATCGTAACGGGCGCGGATTTTGCGTGGAAAAAGATTGCGAAACGGGTTTTTCATACGGCAGAGTTTCCCGTTGGTTTGCAAATAGAAAGGCCAACGGAGCCGCTTTTAGCCCGCTTTACAGAAGCAAGTGCCTCAAGCCCGCGAATAACATCGGGAATGCTGCGGTTTTTGATCTTCTCCCCGTCGATTTCGTAGGTTTCGGGGTTGGCAAGCTGCTCCTGCAAGATTTCTTCTGTCGTTTTTTCTGCCATTCCAAGAGCCTCCGGTAAAAACACTATGTTTCTTTACCGGGTATATACGGAATGAAATGGCGATGTCAAACAAATATATTCAATATAATGAATATTTTTTTTATTATACTATATTTTTTCTCCTGGAAGCAAAACCTTTCTTCTGCCATTCGTTCCGGCACTGGTTTTTATGGAATGGCTTCCATAGCCGATGTTTTCCAGCTTCAAGCCTCGTTCGGACGCAGCGACAAAGCAGCCGACAACGCAATCGAGCAAATGGTTGTCGCGGCCAGGGTACAGCTTCCAAACGTCAACGCGGCGGCTTCTTCCGGTTGTCGGGGTCGAAAATTCAGCGGAAAGATGTTCTGCTAACATCCGATGCTGTTCGATGTCTTTCGGATTTCCGAAAACAGAAAAGTCGCCTGGATCTCCTATTTTTGTCAGCAGCCGATTCTTGAAAAGCGTTTTTGTAAAATTGGTATCGTATTCAATCACGCGCGTTGACCGTCTGCGCCGTGCGTTTGGTATCATCCAGAAGTCACCGATGGAATCACCTGCATTGCGCCGGTATTCGCTGTATGGCTTGTTGTCCGGCCCTATACCAACGCCTCTGGACGGAAGCACGACCGAGGCAAATTTAGATTGCCTTGCAAAGTTGTGAACCGTGGCTGTCGATTTTCCCCACGCCGAATCAATCAGGCATCTTTCAACGTGCATATCTGCGCCATCCTCGCGGCGGTAGCTTTTTGACAGGATCAGTTCAGTCAGATCGTTCAAAGCCGCAATCAGTGACGCGTCAAATCCTGCGTTTGGATAAAGATCAGGGTATTTGTTGATCGCGTCCTTAAGCGTGAAATATCGCCGCTTCTGATCCGGGAAAGTGTTATAGTCAATCAGGCAGGACGTCCAGTTGTCGGAAAACGCGCAAACGGCATAATACAGAAGATTCTGCTGCACGTCAATAAAGGCTGTCAGCCTGTTGCAATCCAAAGGAACTTCAAATCGCTTGCGGGAGTTGATCTTTGCAAAAACATCCTCGATGGTGATGTTTTCCATGTCGCCGGCTTCTTCCGTAATTGGCTCATTCTGATATTCCGCAAAAAATGTTTCACGGTTTTTTATCATCAACTCCATCGCGAACTGAACCGCAGATATTCCAAAGTCATATCGCTCCGGCCATGCCATTACAGCGCCCTCATCCATTGCGGCACGGTTGCTTTTGTAAAAGTCCGTCGCCGGCTTGTTTTTCAGGCCTTGACGGTATCCCTCTGCTCGAATTTCAGCAAACTTCTGCCACAGTTCCTTATTAGTCGGAAACTGGTAAACCAATTTGAACCGCACCCCGTTCCAGTCCGGCGATTCCTCCGGGTCAAGAATGCGGTCAGCCATGTCACCAGGGCGGATCACAGTACAAGGCATAATCGCGGCGATTTTTTTACCTGGCCCTGACAGTCCCAAAATTGCGCCACGTAAAACGCGCAGGCGCTTTGCGTTCTGTTCCACGGATGCAGCGCTTTCGTCATTTTGCGGATCGTCAATCAGTACCAGATCAGGCCGGATGTCTGATCCGTCTGCCGTTGATGCTTTCATGCCGCGGATTCTCCCGGTGATACCAACGGATGCGATTACCGTGCCTGATGACAAGCTGCCTTTAATGGTCGGCAGGATAATCTTGCCCTCGCCCCACGACATTCTTGTAGGTGTCCCGTTGCATAACTGCCCCTTGCAACGCTGAACGATGCGGTCAAGTTTTGCCACTGGAAAGCAGACTTCCGGGAAATCCTCTGCCAGCTTCTCGTTCGTTTCAATCTCATTTTTTACGGTGTCAAGAATTTCAGACGCGGCGGCTTCCCCATCGCCAATAGCAACAATGAAGCGGCGGTATCCATACAGCGCAGCCCACAGGATAGCCCGTTCGCAGATGGACGTTTTGCCGGAGCCTCGTGGCATGGCAAGCGCAAACTGTCCGCCCTCGGTAATGCAGGTTTCAGCGCGTTCCAAAACCACAAGGTGATCCGGAGACCAGGGTAAATAAAACTTGGTCTTGCTCTTGAAATACGTTTCGATAAACAGACGCAATGACGATCTGCACTTGTTCCGGCGACGGACATTCTTGACCTTTGGAATATCGCCTATGTCGCGACCCTCCAGCGATAAGGCCGCCTGCCGCTTCCTTGACGCCTTTTTGATCTTATCATAGCCGCGTTTGGTAATCATTCTTCTTTTCCCTCGTCCTGCTGGCGTTGCCACACCAGTTCAAGCATGATCTTCTGCGCTGATGCAGAACCATTTTCGGCTTCTCGTTTTACAGCCCTGCGGCAGTCTGCCTCACCGCGAAGCCAGCCACGTTTGGCCGCCTTGAGAATTGCGTCCTTGTCTTCCTTGCCAATCTTGCCGGAACCAGTCAAGGCGGCAGTCACTTCCGGCACGTCCATTACATCGGCAATCTGTTCAGCATTAAATTGAATCTCTGCGTAATCCTCAATCTGTTTCAGCAACTCCTTGTCCATCCCCAACCTCCGATTTTAAAAAAGAAAGTGTGTACACCATAGCGACCCATCCCGGTGACCTGTCTTGTCATATCCTGTCATAGGGAGTACCTTTTTGTCCCATTAGTGCTTCTTCACTATCTGACAACCATTGACAATCAACGCCAGTGAACGACAAAAGCCGACGAACCCGACGTTCTTTTGCAAGAAAATCGCTGATTGCATTTTTCGCAATGGCACTGGCGTATGTTATCCATCCGGCCTTATCCGGATTCCATTGTGCTATACTGAAGAACGCCTTTTCTGCTGCTATGGCAATCGCATCTGAAGCATCGTGCGCCCTGACATACCGCCTCATCCTGACGATTGTTTCAGCATTGCGCCATGTAATGATCGCAAGTAATTCAGCTTCCTCAAGCGTCGCCTTTGCTTGCTTTACCTTTATCGCCAGTTGATTGATATTGATCTGCTGCGTGTCCATGTTGTTTACCCCTGTTCTGCACCTTGACAGCCCTGTAAAACCACGGCGCAGTTATTAGCCGGTATAGCGCCTTTGCCCCAACAATCTGTCGTTGATATGGGGTCATGTCGTCAAACTCCTGCGTGGTCTTTGTTGGCTGTCTTTTCATTGTTTAGCGGATTCCCCCTTTAGCCCTCGCCACCACCTTTACCTCAATATCCAGCGCGTTAGCCAACGCAAGAAGCGTTTCGTATTTCGGTGATTGCCATCCCTGCATAATTCCACGGACGGTGTCAGCCTTTATGCCTGCCTTGATAGCAACTTCCTTGTATGTCAGTCCTGCTTCCTTGCGCTGTTCTTCCAATAGGGATAAAAGATTTTTCACTGTTGCCCTCCTGCCTTTATTCGTGATCTCTTTGTGGCTTTATTTTCAATATACCAACTCCCTTACCGCAATCACATCACCTACCTTCCCGTAGGGGCATTGATCGGCAATCCACCCTGCGCTACGCAACTGATGGCTGCCCGGCCACGTGTAATATATTTTCTTCAGAAAATCATCGCTGAGGAAAAACATATCAATCTGTTCCTTTATCGGCCGGATCGTTGCCGTCTTTTTAACGGTGAGGATCAAGTTTATCATGTCTGCCCGAAATGAGATTGTCTTCATGGCTGCTCTTCTCCTTTTGTTTATATTTTCTCACTGATGAACTCAGTCATCAGTACTCCTTTATTTGAACGGATTACCCAAGTCAGCGATCATCTTCATTTGAGCTGCTTTTGCAGCAACATAGGCAGCCTCGGCAGCATCATCGGCGGCAACATAGGCAGCATAGGCAGCAGCATGGGCAGCGGCCTCGGCAGCATAGGCACCATAGGCACCATAGGCACCATAGTCAGCAGCGATGGCAGCAGCACGGGCGGCATCGGCAGCAGCATAGGCAGCATTATAGGCGGCAGCATAGGCAGCGCGGGCAGCATAGGCAGCAGCATAGGCAGCAGCATAGGCGGCACGGGCAGCAGCATAGGCAGCATCATAGGCAGTTTTCAGTTCTTGCTCCGTTGCTTTGCCATCGGCGTACAAATCTGCCACCTCGATGGCTATTCTGCTGCGCTCATCAGTCAGCAAATCCCAAACTTTACGACCGTCTGCCAATGGAGTTTCCCGGACAAAGCGGCAGGCCAGCTTACGCAATGCCGCATCCGGGAACACCCCCGGTCTGGTTGCTGTCCAGAGCAGCCAAGCGTGCTTCCCCTGCTCAATCATAGCGTTCCAAACATCAACCATGTCGCCGCTGATGGACAGCGCCCATTTCGCACCAGCGGGGCAAGCATCATGTTTCTTCAAAAATTCTTTCGTTTTCATTTCTCCGTCCTTTCCTTTACCAAATCCGTAATCTTGAAATTCAATCCCTCGGAATCCTGCCATACGTTTGTTGTGATTTTCATTGATTTACTAATGAAATGGTAGCCGGTTTTGTTCTGGCTGATAAATTCCCCCTCGTCATTCATCAGTGAAAAGACAACGCCCATCATTTCCCCAAAGTCAAGCAAAGACTGATTGTCAATGATGATTTTCATCCCTGCCCCCTCGCTTTCTGGATTGCAGCTTCAATCTTTGCAGGTGTTTCAAGCGCCGAATCCCCACAACCCTTATCCGGCATATTGATGTAGCCGTACTTAATGCCGTTCTGGATAAACTGTTTTGCCTCATCCAGCGCATCCAGCATCTCCGGCGCGGCGGCAATCAGGTGGGCATTTGCCATAACCTCGTTCCAATCCCTTACGTCTCCACCGCTTGCAACAGCAACATATTTTTTCTGGTTTTTACCACCATAAATCCATTTTGATTTTACCCCGTCAACAATCGTTGCCATGTCTTTTCTGCCTGCCAGCCACGGCCCCGGTGTATGTTTCGCTTCACTCATTTATCTGCTCCTTCAATTTGGTGAACTTCAAAATCCGCGTCGCAGTCCTCTGCCTCGATCAGCGCTTTGGCTTCCTCATAGCTGATTGTTCCGGCGCTTTTGAAATCCTTCAAGCACTCCATGAAGCTGTCATATCCTCCCCGACTCATCATCTGTGCAAACCGATAGAGCTGGTATTTCGCCTTTGCCTCTGTTTTGGCCATTATCAGCACCGGCCATTCGTCGTGTTGCAAAAACTTGTAGATTTTCATTGTTTTGCCCTTTCCTTTCTTTCCCGTTGTTCCTGTCGTAACTTTTCAGCAAAAGACTGCTTCTGGTCATCTGGCGCATTCGCATACAGGATTGTCAGAACGTCTTCCCATGTTTTGGGTTGCATGAGGATAATGCGATGTTTTTCTTCACTCATCTTCCTGCCCCTTCCTTTCGATTTACTCAGTCATAGAAGCTGCTTGCCTCGCTGCATGGATTCCGTGGCACACTCTCAATATGGACAATCCCAAACTCATCAGAGATAACCTGAAAGTAAACCCTGGTTTTAGTCCATAGATTGAAAGGCACATCATCACAACTATGCCTTGAGAGCTGGCGCAACTTATTCATCCTACGCTCCGGCATGGTGCAGAACTCCACATCATCCCATGTTTCACCATGCTTATGCAATTCATCCTCAATCAGCATCCTGTATGTTGTACGTTTGAACCTTCTCATATTGACTCCTCAAAAGTATCTTTCGTAGATGGAATCACTCATCCCTGCCCCTCGCTTTCTGGATTGCGTTCCAAATATGACATTCGCCATCTTCATTTTCCGCACAGCCACCATGCTCCCCCGGACGAAAAACAGGACAGCAGGAGGAGGGATTTCCGCAATCCCTGTGTCGTAGAACACCTTTCCATTGTCGCCATATTTGCACGTAACGGCGGTAAGGTCGAATCCAGCCGCGCCATCGGTTGCGCGTTTCGGCATGACTGCGGTAGGATGAAGTTTTTTGAATCGGATTTGCATTAGTTTGAGCCTCCTATATGTTTTTGCACGGCAAGTTCACGATCTGACAGCGTGATCCGCTCTGCCGCCGCCCGTTCTGCCGCCGCCCGTTCTGCCGCCGCCCGTTCTGCCGCCGCCCGTTCTGAAAGCAAATATCCTCCGCCAAATATGTCACCTAATCTTTCCAATCGATTGATGTAAACCGCGTCCTTTCGATGCACTTTAAACTCTACTTTGTTGCTGCTATACCAGCTGCATTTAGCGGCGGTAATTACAGCGTCTGGATATTCTAATTTTCTTACCTGTTTTTTTGTTTTTCTGCTGTTTTCCTTGTTACATTTCTCTAATGCATCATGCAGCTCAGGACAACTCCGGATGCATATTTCAGGCGACAGGTTCGTTATGAATCCAGTACTTACCTTCGCGCCATTTTGGTATTCAATAGACGTTCCAACGCAGATGTATGTTATTCGCTTTAATTCGTTTGCTGTGAATAGGGTAAGACCGTTAGCAAAGATAAAAAATGCTATGTCGTTTCGTTCGTAAAACCTTACAATCTTCGACGTGATAGAGAATGGCGGATTGTCAACGACCGTACACCCATCCGGATAATCAAACGCCTCGAAGTCACCACCAGGCCAGAACGGTCTCACAAATCCAGCTCGATTTCTGCCATATTCAGAGGACACAAACTCGGCGACCGCGTTATATACGTTTTCAGGAGTATAGCAGTCGTCCGTTGTTTTTTTGGGCTTAAATTTTTCGACGAACTCCCGATATTCTTCGTTTTCAGGAACGTCGTCAAAACTTAATTGGTTTTTGTAAACGGCCATCACTCCACCTCCTGCATGAAAAAGGCGATGCCGGGGGTGTAGTGGACTTTCCCGCCGTCTTTCCATGTCTGCGAAACGGCAGTCAGGTCGAATCCAGCCGCGCCATCGGTTGCGCGTTTCGGTATCTGCGCCAAATGGTGAAGTTTCTTGAAGCGGATTTGCATGGTGTTTTTTGGCTCCATCAACTTTTGTTCAGCTGCAATTTCAGCAAAATTCTTGTCTATAAATTCACGGGTTGTTTCAAAGTCATTTTTCATGTTTTTTCCTTTCAGAACAATGTCAATTCGCGATTGCAGAACGGGCTAAACCAGACCCGCTCCTTGAATCTGTTTTCCTTGCCGCGGGAATTGCCGCGCTTTACATTTGCATAGCCACCCGTCGTTTTCCACGCATGAACCGTCCATCCCATATCTTCAAGCTCGTTGTGCTCCCCATCGTAACCACATAAGGCAATTTTATACAAGTGGTTATTACCGTTTTCCTTACACCATTTGAGAACATCAGGCGCGGTTGTCAAGTCGTCCTTCCTATAAATCCTGTTTTCCCTGCCTTGTTCCGGGGCATACGGCGGGTCTAAAAACACGGCACAATCGCCATCAGCGGTACGCCAATTTCCTCCCATCACCTGCATCCAATCGCCGCAAACCACCTTTACGTCGGCAAGCCTCTTTTGTAGCTTTTTCAGATATTCGCAAAGATTTTTCATTGTAAGAACTCCCGCTCGACTGGTGATGTTTGGTATTTGATTAGGACGTGTTAAACTATCACCAATCCCAACCGACAAAACCCACGCCCAATATCCCGCAATTTTCGGGTCGCAGTATTCAGGGTCGGCAATCAGCTTTTCACGCATGGCGTCGTATTCTTTCAGGACATAGCGTTTTCGCGCCATAAGGTCAATGTGGTTGGTAGGCCAGTCGGCAACATCAGCGACGCCTTCCGGGTCGTATTTCATCGCCCGCCAGAAGTTTGCAACGTTGCCGTCAAAATCATTGATGATCTCGTTTCTGAACGGCGGCTCCCCTGGACGCGCCAGAAGTATGGCTGCCGATCCGCAGAACGGCTCGACGTACATTTTCGGATTGCCAAAGTGCCGCCAGACAACATCGCCAACCGACGATTTGCCTCCAAAATACGGGAATGGTGCTTTCAATGCCATCACTCCACCTCCGTTCCCCACAATGGTAACACACCCTGCGACAGCCGCTTTGCCGCAACTTCACACCAATGCTCGTCAATCTCGCATCCAATGCTTTTCAATCCTAAATTTCTTGCCGCAACAATCGTAGTTCCGGCTCCCATAAATGGATCAATAACAACGTCTCCGGGTTTGCCGTGTAACAGCAAAAAATGTTCAACAAGTGCGATTGGCTTTGGCGTTGGGTGGTCTTTGGCTGTTGGGATTATTTTTCCAATCCGAACGACGTTTGCAGTTTCTTTTCCGTTTTCTTTCCACTCCCATTTCATTTTTCCGTTTTTGCGGTGTGCGATCATCACCATTTCGTAGTTTCTGCGGTACATCCATCCCATCCCCAGCCCCCCCTTGTCCCAAACAACGGCATGGAAAAAAGACAATCCTTTTTCGTCCATTCGGTTTGCCAGCCATGCAAATGTCGGTCGTGGCCCGCCGCCGCCGCAGCAGCAGCAACAGCAGCTTTCCTTTTTCAAAAACCTTGCAGCTTCCACAAGTGCGAAGTCAACAACCGATTTCATCTCTTCCATCCCGTCATTAGCTATTGGCCGTGCCTGTTCTGCGGAAACCTTTTTAACTTTGCCCAATGCGGCTTCCCGATTATGAATTAAATCACCGTCGTTGTTGTTGTGACCATACGGCGGGTCGGTAAACATTATATCAATGCTGTTTGTAGGAATGGTCGGTAACAACTCCCTGCAATCCCCGCAATAAAGCGTGGCATATTCGTCCTGGTAGTATGGTTTCATCACTCCACCTCCTGCATGAAAAAGGCGATGCCGGGGGTGTCGGAAACAGTCTTTTCAATCGTCAAAGACACGATTTGAGAACGTGAATCAATGAATCCTGCCCTCGGCAACCAGTATTCCAGATTGCTTGCAAACTCTATCATTCTCTGGCCTCGGAATCCGCCTCTTTTGTTTTTCCTTGTCGTATAGGCAATCTTGACAGAAATTTCAACAGGCCCTCTCATCATTTCAGTGGTTTTGTGGTTTATAAGTGCCCTTGCAACATCATCTCCCTCATCCCAAAACTCGATCTTGCGCTTTTCTTTCTCGATTTCCATAAAGCCCCTTTCCTTTCGATTGTCTTGTTTTGTCTGTTTTTGTCTACTTGTCCAAATTCCGGCAAATTGAAAATCTTTGCAACTACCTTATTGTCAATGGATTAAGCCCAATTCCGGCAATTCCGGCAGATTTTTCTTTCCTCTTTACGCGCACAAAATAACAAGAGGGATATATATAAAGGTTCCCCTTTTTTTGCCGGAATTGCCGGAATTGCCATTTTTTGCCGGTAATTCCGGCAATTCCGGCAACTTTTTTTAAGGATAAAACCGCTTTGTTTTTAATTCCGGCAATTCCGGCAATTCCGGCAACTTTTTTCCAACCTTTTTCTGTTATGCCAATTCCGGCAATTCCGGCAATTCCGGCAGGTTTAAAACAACTTTTATTCATAATACCGGTGCCCCCTCTTTGTAAACTGGAACGCCTTTCCAGTCTCCATATCCGATGTAATTCACGTTCCACGCAAATCCTCGAATGTTGTCAATGCTCTTATTTATCCCCACGTTTATCTCTGGCATAAGGCCAGCTTTTGCCCAATTTTTTATGATCTGCGGAATGGAATTTTTGTGGATTCTGTCTTCATCTGGCAGGGCTTCTGTAAACCATTTTTTAGCTAATGAGTTTGGAATAAATGCGCTGCCGCCTTTGCCGAATCGGAGTTCTATTTTGGCTGTAAAAAACTTCCTTACCTCCTCGGCGTTTTCGCGGTCGTAGTCGCTTTCAGACTGCAACTCTGCATTCGCATTAATCGCTTCCGCCCTCGTTTCTTCACATCCTGCCATTGGAGCCATGATATCCATTTCCCACGACCGAAACCGGGTTTTTGTGTCGATTTCGCCAGCAATGCCTTTGTCAAGAATATCAATAATTTCAGACAGGATGTTCAGGCGGTAACTGCGTATATAGGCAAATAGGCGCTCCGCCCAGTGCGGGTCTGGCTTGTCCGGTTTATTGACCTTAATAAAAATCGACCTGGCAATTAGATCGCGGTCAAATCGCGCGGAATTGCTAGTAACGATATAGGTCAGGTCATTTGGTCGCGTTTCTTCGCCTCGACCGTATGGAGCTAGCCCGCTGATGCTGCCCTGTGTAACCAGTGTGGCCAGGCTCGGAGCCGCCAGGAATCCGGTGACGTTATCAATCAGGACAATCCGTTTCCTTCGCCCGGTGTTGGACAAAAGCCGGCGCCAAACCCGATCTGCGGACTGCTCATTGATAATGGACTTCACGTCCACCCAAAACGGCTCGCCCTCGTCACCCTCGTCTGACCCGTACAGTCGCGCGATTGCCTCGGCTAATTTGGTTTTTCCGCTGCCCTGGGCGGTGTCAGAATCGATCACCCAAAGCGGGCGGTCGACCTTTACCTTATAATAGAGAGGAGATGCTACCAGCGCCCGCAGAAGTGTCCAATTATTCACGTCAGCCGGGTTGAAAAAACCAAGAAAAGTTTCAAGGTGCTTATGCTCCGGATCAGCATCCGGCAACTTGCCAAACGTATAGTAAACATCCTCGCGCTTTGGCCACGTCGGAACCGGCGTGATCATTTCATAGGTACGAACATTTTCTTTTAATGCAATAAAAAGCTGTTCCTGTGTTACTGCTCCCTCGATCCGAGCCCAGTTGACCGGCTGGTTGGACTTCTCCTGAATCCAGGAAAATAACGCCGTTGAGTCACTGAAGATTCTGATTTTTCCGGTCCTGCGGTCATGGTCGAATAGTTCATTAGACACCCTGCGCGGGAATCCCATGAAGCGGTCCAGAACCTCTTCGCAGAGCTGGTTGATCAGCTTCGGCCTCTTCACCCGCTGCATCGATCCGCTGGATGTTGCAATGTCTTCCCATGTAAAGTTGCTGAATGCTTGCTGGTTACATTGCTTTGCCAGCTCCTTGTTGCGCTCCTTGATCTCCTCGAATGGCTTTGCCTCATTGACAATTTTCTGAAGCTGCTCCTTAGTTCCTCCTGCCGCGATCCAGTCGGAAACATCCTTTACGCCATCGCCAGGCATCTCAATCACCTTGACAACCTGAGCTTTTCCGGACAGCGCCTTTGCCACCATTGCTGCATGCTCCCTTCCTGGAGCATCCTTGTCGGCAATAATACAGATGCATCCTCCCGCCAAAGTATCCGTATAGCTATCAAGCCACTTGCCGGCGCCCATTGTTTGAGTTGTGGCGCATAATCCAAGCTGGATCAGGTTGTCAGCGTCCTTTTCCCCTTCGACTAAGAATATCCATCGCTTTGCGGCAATTCCCTGCATGATGTCGGGGAGTTGATAAAGTACGGGGTCAGCGTCTTTCATTAAACCCGGCTTCCATCCGTCTTGTGTCCAGTGTTGCTGTGAGAATGATTTTGGCTGGTATCGGATTTTTTTGTGCAGCGGGATTCCGTCTTTGTCCTTGTATATATACTCTGCAACTACTTTGTGCTGCTCCCGCGTTTTTGTTTTTGGAGTAAGGTGGTAGTGATCCCCAAGCCAGGTATTTGCCTCAATGAAATTTACATTCATTCCTTTACAGACCATGCTTATTACATCACCGCCCTCTTTGGCGACATGATCATACCACTTATCCTTTTCAACCGCCATCGCCCCGGAATCCGATCCTGTTCGCCACGGACAATCAAACCGGCCTTTCTGACGTTCAGTTGCCTTGAAAACAGTCCGCATTAATTCCAGGCAGTCTGCCGCTCGCTTGATTTCGTCTGTGTCGTATAGATTCATATTCCAAGCAACTCCTTTTCCGCAATCAGTTTGAGACAGGTATTTTTTGTACACTGTTTTTGCAACCCGCTGAAAAATGCCATCCGATCACCCATGATGGTACAATCTTTTTTGGTACGGGTTACGGCAGTATAAATCATCGGTCGCGAGAGCATGAATGTATGGCTTTGAGGAGCCACAAAAACAACCTTTTCCCATTGGCTTCCCTGCGCCTTATGCACAGACAAAGCCCATGCGTGTTTCAATTCTCGAAGCATTTCTGCACTGGTTATGTAAAGATTTCCCTCATCGCGCATCCGGTCAGGACGAATCTCAACAGATTTCCCTGCGCTATCCACATCAATGATGGTGCCCATGTCACCATTCCACCAGTCTTTGTCCCCGAAGTTCTTGCAGTTCAGAACACGGTCGCCAACTTTCCATTTCTGCCCGCTCACATGCGGGTTTACCACGTCCATAATGGCTTTATTCAGGCTGTTGATTCCGACAGGGTCGTTTTCCTCTCCGTACATTGACGCTAGAACGATGTCACGGGACGGGTCGAGTTTGCCTGTTTCAAACTGTTTGATAATCTCGCGCTGTGCCAACTCCGCGGACATTTGAATAAACTGAAATTTCTCGCCGCCCGTCTCGCTATTATCTGGAATGATGCCGGAGCGGATCCGTTGCGCTGCAAAATGGACGCTGGCATGGCTTCGATAGCATTGAGTCAGGCGCACTGTGATATTAGGAACCAGCTTCAGCAGATCATGAAACGGGCTTCCGGCTCCCACAGGAGGAAGCTGAGCCTCATCCCCAATCAGGATCAGGCGTTGCGGTTTCGCCTCGATCAGACGCGCCATCAGGAAGCTGTCAATCATGCTGGCTTCGTCGATTATCACCGCTTTCCCGGACAGGTCTTTCCCGCTGAACGTCGGCCCGTCCTCGGATAGCCCAATGAGCCGGTGAATTGTCTCCGCGAAATAGCCGGTACATTCTTTTATTCTCGCAGCCGCCTTGCCAGTCGGCGCGGCCAGATATACATAACCACGAGGAAGATTATTGATGATTTCCTTGATGATGGTCGTCTTACCTGTCCCCGCTCCTCCAGCAATGATGCAGTTTGGCTGTTCAACCGCCATCTCAACCGCTTTTTTCTGTTGCTTGTTCAATTCCATTATTTCCAACGCCTCCAAATACGGGTTTCGTCATCAAAGTCTTTTCTCCTTGCTACGGACGCGGCATCCTCTCCCCACTCGATATTAATCACTATTACTTCAGAAATTTCTTTCATTAACTTGCAAACATCTTCACGGTTAATTCCCTTGCATACATCTTCGATCCTGCTCTGGAATTCCGGCATACGAATGGCCGTGTTTCCACTGGCCGCATTCTCATGCAGCAGATACAGGATCGCCGCCTTGATCCGGCGCGGGTCTAGCATGCCGATCGACCATTCCTTGCTGTTGGTCACCATCGCATCCACCGCCTTGAACCCATAGTTGGGAAGCTCTGTCAGCCGATATGGATTTTGCTGGATGATCCCGCCGGCGTCCTTATCCCATTTAGCCCAGGCAGCCGCTGCCATATTGGCAGTGAGCCCCGCCTGCAGCATCCATGCAAATATCTCTGCGCGTTCTGCCTGGTTTTGCAACTCGATCAAGGTGGTGCGCCATGCGGAGCGTGTTTCGCGTCCGACCCCCGGAATGTTTTCAAGGCTTGAGATTTCCCATTTTTCGCCGACAGCCTCCCATATTTTTTCCTGCAAATGCTCCCCGATACCTTTGGTAATTGAGCAGGCATATTCAAACCTCGCCCTGGATGATACGGGAAGCATTGGAATAATTGAGCGAAACAGAAACTCCCTCTGCCCATTGAACTTTGATATTTGCCAGTCGCCATCAAGACGCACATATTGATTCTCTGAAATGCCGATCTGCGACTTGCCTTTAATGATGCCCTTGTCCGTTTCGGCAATGTAAAAAGTCGCGCCGCTTTGCGGCTCGCTCGCATATCTTATTTTTGTTACCTTTGCCTCAATCATGCCTCAAGCCTTTTCTTTCTTTCCACCAGCAGCCGCCAGCAAAGCCCGGCGGCTGCAGTTGAGTTTGAGCAAAACAGGATGGTCACGCCATCCATAATCATTTCAGAAGTTCGGGCGATTATTGCTGGCGGTGGCACGTTGCCCGGATATTTCCCGGTCAGGATATCCATCCACTCGCCCTCTACAATCACCACCCGAACAGGGAATCGCTTCATCCTGTCAAGCTCGCGCCGGAAGCGCTGCCAGTTGGATGTTATTGTCTGCACATAGTCCGGCAGGCTCTTGCGCTCGATTGCAAAGCCCGTGTCACCTGCCAGAGCGTAATCGCCTGTCGGAAGTGTCCCCCTGGACACCTCGGCCAGATCGCCGAAGTGCCAGGGGCACTGTTCGCGTGTATCAATGATTATCTTCATCAGAATGGAATATCATCGCCATCATCCGCGCCAGATGCTGGTGGGGCGGGTGGTGGTACCGGTTTGAATGCTGGTCGTTGGGCGGTTGAACCCTGGCTCCCAATCAGATTGGCAAAAATAGACTTCGCCTCGTTTGCGTCCAGCGCCTCTCGCCCTGCCGGATTGACGAATTTCACCCGCAGGTGCGGCTTGCCGTTTTGGTCGTTTTCATAATCAACTACGAACCGTGCCTCTCTTCCTTCGAGCTCCTCGGTCAGTTTGGCGGGATCGATGTAACCTCCTGCTGCCGGTTTCATCCCAAGCTGGATCAGCAACTCGTTGTTTAAATCAACAAGCTTTTTGCCGGCGTTTTTCCCGGATTGAATATAGGCACTGGTAAATGGCAGATAGCCGGTGATTTCCGCTTCTTCTCCGTTGATTTCGCAAACACCGGGCAGACATGCCTGCAATCGGTTTGTATCGCCGTTTTTGTCGTCCAGTTTAACCCAGTACGCTCTCTTGATCCGTACCCGGTATTCGCCTGGTTCATTAATGCTCTTCATGTTTTCTCCTTACCTGATTGCTACTTTCGACTCGATTTTTAACACAATTCCGGCAATCGGCTGCCGGAATCCCTCTTGCTTCATCTGCTCGATCAGATCGGCCTTTCGGTCATTGATCCACGTCCGGAGCTTGACCGGATCAAAGGTCATGAACTGCACCGGGATCAGATTCTCATCCATGACTTCGAAGCTGACCGACTCGGACAGCCGAACACCGTCGATCTTTGGAGCAGTCTGCTGGGGCTGTTCTGGCTCAATGATAGTCACAGCCATCGATGATCCGAAAAGCTCTTCTTCCTTCCGTTGCTGCTCGGCCTGTTCAGCCTCACGCGCCAGACGTTCCATTTCCGTTTTACGCGCTTCTTCAGCCATGCGCTGGCGTTCCGCTTCGACGAACTCTGCCAGCAGCTTTTTCAGGCGCATTGTTTCGGCTGCAATTGGCTCGGTTGCCTTGTCTACAACTGCCTTGATCGTCTTTTGCGCGGTCAGGAATGGCGCGGTGATCTTCTTTCGTTCCGCCTCGATCCTGCTCGCCATCTTGCCCAGCCTGCCGGTCATGTCGCCGATTTCGTCGGCGTTCGCGGCGGTTGCAACGATATATCTGCCCGATTCCGCCAGCGCCTCGTCGCGCTTCTGGAACCATTCGTGCCCCAGCGTGACCTCCTGCGTCACGTCAGGAAGGCTGATTCTTATCAATTCACTTGCCATGTCTTTTTTCCTTTCCTTATGATTCAACCCATGCCCCTGCTTCTCAATTCCTCCTTGAGGGCGATGTAGTGGGCACTGGTCATGCTCGCCTTGACCGCCGGGTGCTGGCTGTGAAGCACGGTGTTCAGCACCCCCGTATCCAATTCCTTCCATGCCTTCCCCTTCACCGTGCCGCACGGGCAGATATTGGCGTCCGCGTTGCCTGTTTCCGCCGCATCATCCGGCAGCAGATCCGGCCGCGCCGTTTCCTGCTGTTGCGGTTCTTCCGCCGCCTGCTGCGGCACGCCCGGCAGCGTCACGTCCACGCCTTCGACGCGAATCGCTTGTGTGTCAATCGGCTTGCTGTCAAAGTCTTGCACTTCTTCCGGTGTATAAATTCCGGCGACAATCTGCGGAGCAACGAGCCGGATCGCAGTAGACACAACACGCGCCCAGAGCATCTGGCGCGGAAAGCTCCGCCAGTTGTCCTTGACCTTCCCTGCCTTGGACTTTGTCAGCCCCGCCGCCTCGGCCTCCTGCATGGTCATCGACATCGTGACCTCGTTGTCGCCTAAACTGAACACCCCCGCCGCCTTATTCTCGGAGAATTCCAGAATCTTATATCTTCCGCCCTGCTGCACGAACTTAGCCAGCATGGCGTCCGCACGCATCGACGGCTTGCCTTCGATCAGGTGATATGTACGGATGAACTCAATCGGACTAATACGGTCGGTCATACAGGTGGACAACAAGACCGCACCTTGACCAGGCTGCGTACAGCCGAACATCCCGGACTTCTCGAACTCCTGAGCCAGGCTCAAAAACTCGCTCATGTTGGCAATCGGGGCGATTGCCGCGTTGGATTTTACCAGTTCATTCATGGTGTCTTTTCCTTTCGTTTGCTTTTTTCACGAAAGGCAATAGATTTAATACTGCCTTTCGTCCCTTTCTTGCTGCCCCCGTCAGTTCCCCCTGACGCGGGGCTTTTTTATTTCCGGTTTTGCAGAAATTTCTTTGCCGCCGTATTCACCTCGGATAGTTCCTGAATGGTGTTGAATTTCGCGGTGAAAATTTCAAGTTCAGCAGCCGCATCTTTCAGCATTTGTTCTTTCTGTTTTTTGTTTGACAAAACCTTTTCTACCAGCAAATATCCCCCGCCATCCTTTCGGTCAGTTGTAAGGCTCACGAATGCCCTTACTGGTTCGTTTCGTCCTTCCAGCACCGTTACAGAAACCTGAATCAGTCGGCGCGCCTGCTCAATGCGCCATTGCTCTGCCGCTGCGGTATCATCCCATTCAAAGGAATTATGTAGCGGGGATTCAGGGTTTCGTGCTTCCTCGACGACATCTCGCGGATAAAGTTTACCACCGTGTTTTGCCGCGATTTTCTTCAGTTCTGCTGTGATCTTTGATTCCATCTTTTTCCTTTCTTTGTTGTTTCCTTGCCTGCCTGACCGGGCATGACCGAACATTTCCTTGCATATCCTCGACTGACCCCACCAAACCTGCCCAACCTTGCCTTTCCTCGCCACGCCTATCCCCGCCTGCCAGTCCACGTCGCGCATCACCACGCCCATCCTCACCTGCCGTGCTGTGCCGTACCTTTCCATGCCTCACCTGACTGTACTACACCTGCCGTGCTGTGCATCGCCATTCCTGACTTGTCCGTACCACGCCTGCCATGCTACACAGCGCAACGCACCACTACGTCATGCCCCTCTGCGCCCAACCTGCCCAGCTTACTTCAGGATTTCAGCCTCAGAGTTTACCAGCTTGAATGTACCCCAGCCCATGCCGGCGGAGTTTTTGCTGTCCGGTCTGCCCTCGCAAATACCAACCTGGATGCCAACGCGCATCAGCAGGTTTGCAACATCCTGCTCGCTGAACTGGTCGCCATCGCACGACACCCGAAGCCGTGCGCCCCAATTCCGATACATTGCACGAACTGAAATATCGGTAGTACTGCCGCCGATCCCGATGCGAACCATCGATTCATACTTTTCTGCTTTGTCGCCAATAATCTTGATAAGCGGTGTTCCCTCTGTGGCGTCGAACCCGTCAGCATTGATAAAAATGCTCATCTTTGCCAGCGTCATTTTGAAGCCGCAAATACGGCAAGCGGAAATCATCGCGCAACGGAATGCACTTGCAGGAATGCCATCCCAACCCTCGGTTGAAGTATGCCGCGAACCGTTGAAAAGGTCATCGAAGTTTTTCGCCTCGCGCTTCTTGTTTTTGTTAGCCACGCTTCCTGCTTCCTGCTTCTGTCGGATTTGCAAAATTGCCTTTTGTGAGAATTTGTGAACCACCAGCGGAGCAGTTCCTTTGATAAAGAACTCTACCGTTTTGATGTTCGGCGGTGCGATGTTCAGTTGCATTTTTTCCATCTTCATTTCCCTTTCTTTTTGTTTGTTTACCTGCCTCTCACCATCCTGCCGACGCCCCACGCCAGCCAGGACACTACTGCTGCCCCCGTCAGTTCCCCCTGACGCGGGGCTTTTTTTATTGCGGGATGGGGTATGGTTCTGTGGCTCTGAAAACGATCCTTTGGCATTCTTTTCCTTTGCGCCAAAAATTCCACGCTTTGAAAATGATTGCTATCGCATCAATCATGCTTTTTTCGCCCCTTGTGCCCACTTTTTTTGAAAAGCTAATCAATGTTTTTTCAAGCGTTCTTGTCGGTGAATTTTGAACAGAACCACCTACCAGCAAAGAGAAAAATTCAGATGTCGCTAACGGGTCAACTCGGTTAAGAATAAATCTTGCAGTCGTCAGGGCGGATTCCTTATAAGGGCCTCCTATGTATTTGCTTGCTGCTTCGAGTTCTTGCTCGTTTTCAAAAACAAAGGATTCTATTTCGGAAGGCGACACAGTTCTTAAATCACCCTGATGAAAATACTTTCGATCATCTTTATAATAGGCAATAAGCCATCTTGCCATACAAGCAACAAGCCTGGGGTTTGAAAGTTTTGGAAATTCAATAGCCAAAATATCCCCAACTAACCGCGCTCGTCCACGGTCAATTTTTGCCATGTCGTTTCTGTCAACTCCGTACACTACAAGCATTGAAACAGGAATACCTGTAGAAATTATTGCATGACAACGATGGTGGCCGTCCATCAGATTGCCATTTTTATCAATAGCAATTCCGTTGTTTATTACAGCCCAATTCCCCTGCCGGATGTCGCGTGCATAAGATTCAACAGCATGGCTTTTAATCTTCCTGTTGCCTTGTGACGATAAAAGCAATTCTTTTGCCCTTTCTGGAGTAATCAGTTCTACCCATGCTTTTACTTCCTGTTGTTGTAAATCCTTGTTTTCCATCTTCATTCCCTTTCTTTTCTCTTGTTACTTACCCTTTACCAGCCGTATAAATGCCCATCCCAGCCAGGCGACAACCACCGCGCCGGTCGCCCAAACGGACACGACGAACCAAACTCCGACGATGTAGCCAAGTACGTTTTCCATCAAATCACCTCCTGTTTCAAAATCTTCCCGCAATCATCAGCCCGATGGCACTGATTTGCAATAGCGATGGCTTGATTATTACCCAAAAACTCTTTTACTTCCGAATCATCACAACCCCGCATCGCCATCATCGTATGATAAAGCAACTGGCAGGCAAGGCGCTTATCAATTTTCGGAAACAGGCTGCCGCACCAAAGCGGCCAGCAGGAATAATCCAGGTTGGCACCGCGCAGGTCTGCACCGCGCATGTTGGCACCGTACAGGTTGGCACCGTACAGGTTGGCACCGTACAGGTCTGTACCGTACAGGTCTGTACCGCGCATGTCGGCATCGCACAGGTCTGCACCGCGCAGGTTGGCACCGTACAGGTTGGCACCGTACAGGTCTGCACCGTACAGGTTGGCACCGTACAGGTCTGCACCGCGCAGGTTGGCACCGTACAGGCTGGCACCGTACAGGCCTGCACCGTACAGGTTGGCACCGTACAGGTCTGCACCGCGCAGGTTGGCACCGTACAGGTCTGCACCGCGCATGTCGGCATCGATCAGGTCTGCACCGCGCATGTCGGCACCGCGCAGGTTGGCACCGCGCAGGTCGGCAAAATCTTTTTCTGTGCCGTCTTTAAATTTGATCTTCACGCTTCCATCTCCTTTTCCAAATCCCGGACAACCCGGCGCGAACTGGTCACGATCCCGGCATCGAGGCATCCGGCCAATTCCCGGAGTTTTGCTGCTCTTGCTTTGTGATCCTTGATTTGCAGGATTTCAGCGACTTTCATATTCCATTCCAGTTGGTATCCGTTTCCGGTTGCCCAACAAAAATCATCAGCACTCGGCGGATTCATTCCCGCCCAAATCATCTTTTTCATCCTAACACCCCTGTCCTTTTTGATTTCTTCCCGCATCTCGTTCATGACGTACAGGTATCCAATGGCCAGTACTACGGCCATGACGCCGATAGCAACACCAATGATTTTCAGTGTGTTCAGGATCATTTGCTACTTCCTTTTTGTGTACTCGTCAATAGCAAGTTCGGCAAGTTCTTTCAGCTTAATCCCTCGTTTGACCGCAAACATCTTGTAAAGCCGATGCTTGCGGCTGTCAACCTCGATGCATGACTTTCCTCTCTCTTTTCGGTTTTTTGCTTTTTTCAGCATTTCATTTCTACTCCTTTTTTTACAAAAGCCATTTTTCCGGTTTACCGGTTTTCCGGTCTGCTTATTACATTATCACAGCAAAATTCAATTTGCAAGTCGTTTTTTGAAAAAAAATAAAAAAAAATATTCAGGCACAAAAAAATGCCGGGGCTGTAAACTCCGGCTGTGGTGATGGAAATTATTTTTTCCACCTTGCCCGTGCAGCTTTTTTAGCATTCTCTCTGCGCTGCTCTGGCGATAAATTTGCCAGCTTTTTCCTGCCCTCTGCCAGCCCCAAATTGGGGCGTTGCTTCGCCGCGGCGGACTTCGCCGGGGTGGACTGACTGCCGCCTTTTTTGCCCATTGCGGATGCGGCAGATTCCATCCCCATCATGGCATAAGTGTTTTTAAGCCATTTTTCGAGCAAAGGCGATTCCTCTTTAGTGGCTGATACGACCCGGTAACTCAGCAACACCCATGATTGAGCATCCAGAGCCTGCCCATCATCGAGCACGATCACCGGCTGCCCGTAGTGAGATGCGGAGTGCTCGGTGGTAATGGTTGCCTTGATTTTTTTTACCTTGCCATTGTTAAATATATCAGTATATGCCAAAATCATAAATTTTTCCTTTCAAAAAAAGCCCGGGGTGTTTAGCCCCGGCGGTTAAAAATTACTTACTGCTGTCATTCGCCATTTTGACGAGTTCCGGGAGGTCTGCCAGAGTCTCGGTGTTGTAGGTGATGGACGCATCGCCATTCGGTTTGCTGTCAAAATAATAGTACAAATCAAATGTGCCATCCCGGAGTTTGCGAATGCTGATGGCCATATCGCCATCTCTGACAACTACCGAGTTTGCATCGCAAAACAGAGGGGCAGTGCCAAAAAGTTTTTTCATTTCGTCCAGTTCGACCGCCGTGAATGTGGTAGCGGTAGCGTTAAAACGCTCGTCGCTCTCCAGTGAAATCCACTCCCCATTGTTAGCCTGGATAACCTCCAATAGGGAGATGTGGGTTTTTTCTCTGCGCAGAATTTCCATCCACTCCTCGCCGGTCATAACATTGCCGGAGATGCTCATGTAATGATGCTCGGATGCGATTGTCTGATTTTTCATTGTCTTTCCCTTTCAAGTTTTGCCCGGATTACTCCGGGCTGTTGGTGATTATCGGCTCTGTAAATTGCGAAGAATTTCATTGGCAAATCCAGCAAAAATCCGGACTGGCTTCCAGCCGTTTGTTGCATCGTCTGCGGTCACGGTCACGCGCCCATCTGCGTGGATTTGTGGGTTGCGCCCATTTTCGACTACTCCGATGGCATACTCGCGAACCTGTTTTTTTTCATTCTTTGTCATTGCCGTGCCCTTTCATTTTCGGTTTCGGGACTGGCGGTATTGCCAGTTTCCCCTGTCAACGCTATTAATATAGCACTTGATAACGGCTTGTCAAGCGCATTTTGCAAAAAAAAACATATTTTTTTTCACTTTTTTTACTTTTTTCAGACACAAAAAAAGCCGGGTTGCATATGGGCAACCCGGCTGCCAGTGGGAGAAAGGGTAATCCCACGGCAAAATATCAGCAGATCAGATCAGTCGAGTAACGATGGTGGAAGCGACAAACCCGATAATCGCTCCGATGATCCCAGCCAGCCAGCGCATCCATCGCCAGTTGTTTTCGATAACGGTAATTCTGGAGATCAGACCCGGCTGGCCGTTACCGTGCAGAATCTTGTAGTCTTCCGAGAGTTGCGATTTGATCGTCTTGACGTCTCCTCGCAGCTCCGTAAGCCTCTCAATAACTTCTTTTTGGAATGCTGGTAAATCCACGGCCATCTACCTCTCCCATCTCCCATTATTATTTCGTCAGCGGCACGTCCGCTTTCATATCGGTTGTTTTCTCTGCGGCAATCGAATTATCGCCAGCTTTAGGCTGATTTGCGATCTTGCCCTCGGTTGTCGCCTGCTGACTGGTGTTTATCACCACGCCCCGCCATGCAAGATTCGTAGTGCATCCAGGCAGAATCATCAAAGCAATCAAAAGTAAGTATTTCATTGTGCGGCCTCCCCTGTTACGGTAGTTTTAGTAGTCGAATTATGTCCTGCCTGATGCAGTCCATAACCGATGACTGCTCCTGTGACAACATCCCGGACAATGCCCCTTTGTGCCTCGATGCCATCCGGAACCGGCAGGGGTTGAAAAGGCTGCGTTGCTGCCCTGGTAGTCAGCTCTGCGCCTGCCGCAATGTTGACGGGTCCTTTGATCGTCAGAACATCATAGACCGGTGGGTGCTTTGCGGCATTTTCGGCATTCTTCTTCCGGAGCATATACTCCCGTTCTGACATACAGCCGGTTAGTGCCAAAATCAGAATAAATCCAATAATCAGTTTCATGTTGCTTTCTCCTTTGCTTTCTTGTGTTCGTTCCAGGCTTTCCAGCCACCCCAACGCAAACCCCTGTAAATGCAGGAAATTTTCCAATCGCTTAAAATTTTGATGTTTGCCAGCCTTGCCTTGTATTCCCTGTCCAGATCGCGGTCTGGAATAGACGGGTAATCCTCCAGTATCTGCATCCGGACGGCATCCCGTGCAAACTGCGCCGATTTTTGCAGCTCCTCGCGGAAGATCAGATCAGCGGTCTTGCGGTCGAAAATCTGCATCTTGTAAAGGTAGTCATGCAAAATGGCCTCCCGGAGATACTGCATATCAAACGGATGTCCAAATAGCCGCCAGAAGAACCGTGGCATTGAACAACCATCACTCTCAAAGCCTTTCGGAACCACGATACAGCCTTTGGACGTGTAGTAGGCCATATCAGCATAAAGCACTACTACAGTTTCGCCATCAGCCCGTCTGTAGGGGGATACTGGCAATCCCTGCATATCCAAAGGGTATGATTCCATGTTACACCTCCTGCAAGTATCCCGGCAATCTTGACTTAAGTGCCAGCCATGTATCAGCCCAAACCATGCCGCTTTCAGCTTCAACGTCCTTTGCCAGTGCCAACAGGATAGCGCTGGCATTCGCAATCTCCGTTTCCGTCGCCCCTGCCTGTTGTGCGGCCTGTAGCATCGTGCCGATATTGATGTCCGGCAGGGTGGTTAGATCAATGCCAAATGCTGTTGCAAGCTGGAGCAGTTTTTGAGCAAATATGCGCTCCTTTTCATACAGCGCCTCTCCCGGCTCCGGTACTGGTACATATACCCAATTCTCGTTTTGTACTGCCTCTTCCAGCTCGTATTGCGTACCTGCAACCTCAAATCCATGTAGATTGATGTTGCGGTATCCGGGAGCGAAAACGGTAAATCGTCCATCCAGTTTCATCAGCTCAAAACTACCGGCTTCTGATTGCAGTTCGAAGTGATCCTCAAACTCCACAATCTTCCAAATGGTTCCGTCGGTCGTTTTCAGGTCGTAGCCTGTCGGGTTAAAATCTCTTGGCATTGATTGTATCATGGCTCGTATGCTCCTATGCTTGGCGGTATTGGACGTGTTGCCCCATCAGCATCAGTTTCCGGGGTGACTCCCTCCTCGTAGTACCCAGTGCCAATAAGGGGGCTTCCTGATGGCAGGTGGCAATCCACCATCTTTGGCGCGATAAATCGGTTGATGAAAGCCAAAGCCTCGTCGCTGCGGCCAATGGTGCCAACGTGATAAAGTGCGCCGCTGCCGTCATATGGCGAAATGCCAGGCGCGGCAAACGGGAAGTCAGTCAGGGTAAGGAAGTTCTGCACGTCAGCTTGGGTGTCCCAATTCGTTACGCCGGTCAGGGCAAAGTCGCTGGCGCAGTTGTAGATTTTGTAGGCGTAGTTGGCGTTATTTAGCCAGATGTTACCGCCCCACGATACGCAGTTGTAGAGGATTTGGCTATTAGTCAAGTAGAAGTTATCCCCCGTCGTCGCCTTGTTCATGGCGCAGGTGACGTTGTAGCACCGGCCGCCGTTGTACACATGCACCCCGCCGCCGTTGTAGCTGCCGCTGCTGCAATTCGTAACAACGCAGTTATTCAGGGTGCTGTTGACCGCATACACCCCGCCGCCGTGGTTGCCGCTGTTATTCGTGATAACGCAGTTCGTAAGGCTGCTGCTGTTCACCCACACCCCGCCGCCGTAGCTGCCGCTTCTGTTATTCGTGATAACGCAGTTCGTAAGGCTGTTGCTGCTCTGCGCATACGCCCCGCCGCCGTGGTTGCTGCCGCTGTTATTCGTGATAACGCAGTTCGTAAGGCTGTTGCTGCTCTGCGCATACGCCCCGCCGCCGTTGCCGCCGCTGTTATTCGTGATAACGCAGTTCGTAAGGCTGCTGTTGTTTGCATGCACCCCGCCGCCGTTGCCGCCGCTGCTGTTATTCGTGATGGTGCAGTTGCGAAAATAGCTACGGACATTCGCGTACACCCCGCCGCCGCTACCGGATTTGACAGCGTTTTGTATCCACAACCCGTCAATAATCTGCTCGTCCAAAAACGTAACCGACGTGTTTTCAAAGTTATTTGCCGTAAATTGTGCATCCAGCTTTGATGGATGCGTAAACGGCTGCCGTGT